TTTTTTTGCAATTTTTTTATTCAACAATTGTGAGATAGACTCATCTGATCCATCGTCAGCGTTTTTGTTGATTTCTTCTGAAACATATACTTCTTCTGTTTTTCTGTTTTCTAATTGCTCAGGATAAGATTCCATTTCACCTTTTCTTGAGTAGAGTCCAGCATCATCAAGTTGTGTTTCTCTTGGATTCTCAACATCTGACTCTTTATTATTAAGTCTTCTCAAAAGTGCTTCAAGATAATCCAAGCCTTGTTGATTCTTTCTCATTGGGGAGATTTGATCATTTACTACTTTATTTGGATTTGACTGAGCTTGTTTTGGATGCTTAACTGGTTTGTCATCACCTTGATGACCATACTGTACAGCTTTGCTTTCTGACAATTGAGTTTCTCTTGATTTCTCGACAGGATCCTTGCCTCTTACTTTGTTGGCTCCTCTATCGCTTTCTTCAAATCTTTGCTCAAAAGTCTTTTCTAATTCTGTAAGTTTCTTACTTCTTTCGCCTTCAGCCAAATTAAGATTTTGATCATTATCATCACTTCTATGAACATCTAATCTTGACATAACTTGGTCATGACTTTGAAAAGCTACTTTGAGCCAATCTTGATATGCACAAGACACTGAGCCATCTTTGGATAATCTTGAATCAATGCAGTTTTCTCTACATTTTGAGATCTCCATAGGAACAGCGCCTTTGCCTTGATACTTGCCTTTAGGGCACATTAAATAGGGCTCATTATGCTGTGTTGAGAGGGATGTATATGCTACTCTTCTATTTTCCTTAGGAGTAATATGTGAGTACCAACTATGTAATGATTTAGTGATAGAAATAGAAGCCTTTTTATCATTGGAAAGAATGCATTTTCTTGCTTTCTTAATAAAATCAAGCTTATTATTAGTATCTGCAAAAGCATAGAGCTTGTCTAATGCGTCTATTGATTCAATTTGCCAATATCCTGATGATCTTTCAGTATTTTTATATGCAACTCTTTCAAGTTTTGCTGCTTCATTAGATTTGTCAATGAAATTTTGTAAAGCCATATATGCATAGCGTAAAGTATGTCTTTCATTTGACAATCTAATATTTTGCAGTCTTTTTTGAATGTTACAAAGAACTTCATGAGATTCGTGCTTAGGTAGCGCCATAATCTCTACAATTTTTTTAGGGCCAAAAGATTGAACAAAATCTAAAACAATAGGATCATTAACGTCAAAATCTTTATCGTTAAGAACTGTAAAAGGATTATCCAATCTTTCTGATTTTTGATCTAATCCGTGTATCAAGTCTTTGAGCATACCTTGAAGACCCATTCCACCAATTTTAGGAGCTTCGGATTTATTTTCCAAAAACTTTTTGATTGTGTCTTCGTCTTTAGATTCAAATGTAGACTTGATTGTGTATCCTTTTTCCATTTTAGTTTCCTAGTCCCAACATTGAAAGTTCGTCTTTGTCAAAACCTCTTTCAATCAAGGCAGATTTTATTTGTTTTAATTCTTCTTTTGCACCAGTTTTATTAGCTGCTTCTTTGAAATCACCTTGAGGAGTTTTCTTGTCATAATCTATAAGATCCATCAAGAAACAAGTTCTCATAATTAATTCCGAAGTTGATCTTTTTGTGAAGTCTGGTTTTTTGTCATAATCAATTCCAGAAGTAACTTCTTTTTTCTTACTGTAAGAAGTGTTTTTCATATCTTTAATGGTTTCTTGAACATCCTTAAGATTTTCAACATCTTTTTTAAACTTATCTGTATCTATAGTTTCAGCAGTCTTATCAGTATCTTGTTTCTTCTTCTTGTTGTAATCTTTAACAATATCAACAGCTCTTTCGATTGTTTCTTTGTTCCAGTATTTCAATTTTGCTAAATATCTTGCAATGTCATTCTTTTCAATACCATGATCAAGAAGTTTACCAACTTTTCCCATTAAGACTCTAAAAGGATTACCTCTGGTTTTTTTCTTTTTCTTAACTTGTGCTGTTCTAAAATTATACACGGCAACATCCTTTGATAACACTTCTTTTTCTATTTTGCCAGCAAGTTCTGCAGCAGTAGGATCATATTTATCAGTGTCTGGATCTTTAGTTCTTTTTTTGGGGTCTCTAGACATTAAGACAGCATCTGATAAACTATAAAGATTTTTTTTAGTTCTGCTGTCTTGAACATTGTCAGCAGTATCACTCACTTTAGAAGACATTTCTTGAAGATCATAATTTGAAGCTTTAACTTCTTCAAGAACTTCTTTTAAGTCACTTTTCTTAACAGAAGAATCTTCTCCACCAAGAGGAATATTATTTATTCCATTTGCTGGATTACTAGCTAAAGCTGGTTCAAAATTAGATTTTCTTCTCATAATTAATCGTCAAGATTATCGAAATTAATATCTATACTTCTATAGACATCTGAAAATGTTTGTGCTCTGTTTTGTGATGAATTATGAATATCTTCTTGGATATTTTTCTTAATAGCTAATCTTTGTTCTCTAGATTGATTTATGTTAGCTAATCTCATAGACTCTCTTTTATCTAAAGTATCTGGATCAACCATACCAAAGCTTGATGTATGCTCAGAATCAGAAGACGTTCTTAAAATTGAATGAGCTCTTGAGCTAACAACATTTGATTCTCTTAAAGATCTACTGTGTTTTTGTTCCCAAGATTGATGTCTTGATGCTCTTGCTTCTCTTCTGTGATTTTGATCTTCAACAGCTTGTGAACTAGTTGAATGTTGGCTATTTAAGAATTCTTCTGTTATTGAAATCATATCTGGATTGAAAATATTGGAAGAACCTCTCAACATACAATTCATGTATTCATCAGAAGAATATGCTTTCAATCCACTTGTGGTTGTTCTTGCTGACAAACCCTCATCGTAATAACTATCTGCTCTCTTAATTGAGCCAAATTCTTGAGAAAGGATTCTGTCAGCTACACTTGCATCTGTTAAGTCTTGATAAATAGAAGCTCCAGAAATCTTTTCCCAGGATTTGTCAAAATTAGCAGCTTCTTTTTGCATTCCAACACTTTGCTTAGCTATCTTCATCCTATTATTGGTTGAATTATTTTTGAGCTCTGCATAAGGATCATCTTCAATCTCAACAGAAGCACCAATAAATCTTTTTTCAATAAAATTAGGAATATTATTTGTGTCTTGTACTTTTCTAAATCTACTCATTATTTTTGTCCTGGTTATAATTCAAGTAATATCCCAGGGAAAAACCCCTGGGATATTTATTCTTGAGGATTATTTGTCGTATTTCTTTGTAAAGAGTGCGTCAATCCACTCTTGATCTCCGTAACCAAGCTCATTTTTCCAGTAATCTACTAATCTTGAATAGTCAGAATCTGAAAGTGTGGCTGTTTTTACCATTGAACTAGCAGCAGCGATCTTAACATTTGATTCTAAATCTGATGAAAGAACTTTCTTGATTTTAGAAAGATTGTCAGCAACTTTGGTTGTTCCAAGCATAGCTTGAACATATTCTTGTGGGAATCCAAGTTCAGCTGCCTTAGATGCAAATGCCTTCTTTGAAGCAGTTGTCAGCTTATTAATTGGAGCAAAGTCATTGCCTGCTGAAGAAGCGGTTCTAACGCTATCATTTTCAACGTTTTGAACAAGTGCTTCTCTGTAAGCTCTTCTTTGTGCGAGTCTTACATTCTTTTCATTATTAGCTGCAACTCTTGTTTGAATTTGTGAAGCCAATCTTACTCTTCTTTGGTGTCTTGCTGCTAAAATGGTATTAGCAAGTTCTTGATCACCAGAAGCGATTGCTGCTTCAACAGCTTCAGCGCTTAATTGTGAAGGATGAGTGAAATGGACACTTGCTTTTCTATCAGTTTTAGCTTTAGGACCTCTTCTCTTCATATCTTCTTTAGAATCTTTTTCATCTTCACATTCGCAAGGATCACAATCGCACTCTGGGCAATTTTCTGAATCTTCATCATCGGATTCAGCTTTCTTTTTGCCTTTGCCATTCTTTGCCATCCAATCAGCTAAACCTTTTGGAACTTGGCCTTTCTTGGCCTCTTTGCCCATACCTGCTTTGTGATCCATAGATGCTTCATCTTCTTCATCATCCATGTCTTCAGCGTACATTGATCCAGATTCTTTGTGATCATGGCCTAATGATTTGAGAAGAGCTTTTACACCAGGATTTTCTTCCTTGTTGTTGGTGTTGTTCTTTTCATCTTTTGCTTCGGCTAATCTTTGGTTAAAGTTATCCCAATCAATACCTTGAAAAACAAGGTCAGAATCAAGAGGATCTTCTTGAAATCTGTTTGGGAAAATTCTATCTGCCATAATTGTTTTTTCTCCTCAAGAAAGAATACATTAAAGATTTCTTATTTAAAAATATTAAATCCTGTATGTATTTATTTAGTTTCTTTATTCAAAATAAGCTTTTTTCCCTTTAAAACAAGCTTATCTCCAATTTTAATATTTAGTTTTTCAAACATGCCTTGATTTGCTTCTACAACAAATTGAACATTATTTGATTTTGGGACACACGATTTTTCACTATTAGCTTGCATATCTTTGATATCTAATATTTTGTAATCTTTGTTTAAAAATGCTAAAGATAAACCAAAATCTACATTTTTATTCCAAAAAGAATGATTGTCTGGAAAATCAAACTCAAAGAAAACTACTTCATTTTCATCTAAAGGGTCTGCAAACATCAATCCTTTAGCTCTTGACTTATCATCATTTGCTACAAATCTAACATCAAATTCATCACGGAATTTGCTGCTAGTCAGTCATGAACCAACTTTCTTAAATCTTTGATTAGAAGCTTTTACACTTCTAGCTGCTTCTAAATCAAATCTATCTTTTGTTCTTGATTTTCTAAATTCATTAACAGTTTCTTGGCTCAAATAATGATCTCTTAAAGCCAACTTAGCTCTATCTGTTAATTCTACACTTCTGCCATATCCTTTAATCAATCCAGCAGTCTTAAGCGCTAAAATGTCATTATCAGATACTTGATTAGGAACATTGCAAATTTTTGAATCTTTATGAAGAGCAATCTGACTTGCAGCTGTTACTAAATCATCTTGATTTGAGTCAATAGCTTTTAGAATTTCAATATCTCTATTACTAAGTTTTGCAGCTTCTCTTTTTGGTGCAGATGAAACTCCAAGTAACTGAATTTGAATATCTGAAAGACCTAATCCTTCCATTGAAGGACCATCAAAAATTTCAGCATGTAAATCTAATGAATGAACTGGTTTGATTGGTAATGGCATAATTGTTTCTCCTATAAAACTCTATTTTCTGGAATTCTTGTAACAGCTGGATCAGAGCTTCTATTTTCCCACTCATAATCTTCAAGAGGATTACCTGTATGGTTCATTGCGTCCATAGAAAGTGTTTTAGCAGGAAATCTAAACTTTTCTCCTGTTGTGTCTTCTCCATTTAATTGAGCTTCCATACTTCCTTCGTCACTTGCGTCTAGTGGTAATGGGTGACCATCAGGAACTATTTTTCTTTGATTTGCTCCCCCGCTTTCAGTAGGTACCCCTTGATTAAACTTGTCATTATTCTTAAGGATGGGCGCAATAGTTTCGTACTTTTCTTGACTTTGTTCACCATTTTGACCCAATCCACCCTGATAAGGATAATATGAAGAAATTTTGCTGAACAATCTATCAGAAATACTAAACTTGTAATTTTTATCAAGAAGATCGCATACTTTAATGATTATTAATGGATTATTTTTCATTAGAATGAGTGTCCGGAGTTTCCATAGAAGTAAATTGGATAAATATCTTCTAATCCATCAATAGTATTCTTATAGAAATCTTTTTTATCAGCATAAGTAGAATCTGATTCATTTTTTCTGAGATTTGACTCTATACCCTGAAATAAATCTACATCATTTAGCACAGAATTTTCAGATACTTCGCCCATTTCTTTTCTAGGATGCACGTTAGCTCTTCCATCAGGATCTATATAGTCATTTATTGTTGTTTCGTTGTAAAGATCAGAAGTGTAGTCTCTATTAGCTTTAGCTCCATTATTGAGATAATCTTCTAAGCCTTGCCAACCATCTTTAGTTTCAATTTGTTTGTATGACATTTCAGGCCATCTATCATAAGCAACAGTATCAAAAATGTTTCTTTCATCTTCGGGGTATTCTTTTTGAATTCTATTTCTTCTACCTATACCTTCTGCTATACGATTAATTTCTTGATCTGAAATAGCAAAATGCAATCTTGAAGGCTTGTCAGGATCTATATATTGTTCTCTTGGATACTTTGTATCTTTGTTGTATTTTCTTCTTGATTGCAAACTCTCTTCTCTAGTCATAAGATGTTCTTCTTTGACCTTAAGATGTTCTTTAATATACTCTGGAGAATTTTTGATTATACTTTCTGCTTCAAGTTCTAAAGATCGTTTGTAATTGTGTAAAGAAGCTTTGAATTTAGCTCTCATTCTTTCTGAAGGATCTAAAATATAATTTGCTGCTTCTTGTTCAGGATTTTGTGTGTGGAAAATACTTATTCTTGTTTCTAAGTTTTTATCAGAAGGAACAGGGTCCATATGAGTTTTTGAAAGTATGTTTTCAAAACTCATATCTTCATCAATATACATATTGATGCCTCTAGCGCCTTGTCCAACACCCATTGGTTTTTTGCCAGGAGTAAATGGAGATGCTTGACCACCCCCTCCAACGCCACCAAATTGAGCTGTTTTGATATTATTAGACATACTGATTACTTCTCAAAAAATATATTACAAACCTTTAATTATCTAAACCTTGCGCTTAGATTGACCATTTTAGATTTTGGCAATCTTTTTATCATTTTAGAAGTTAAACACTCATAAGAAACGGCAGCAATACAGTCACAAATATCATCTTTATATCCAGAAAGAGCTTCTATATAATATCTTTTGCCTTTCCATTTCTTTTGTAAGAATAAAAATTGAATTTTAGCTTCTTGAATTTCATTAAGAGAAATTATTCTACTTTCTGAATCGCAATAACTTCCCCCAGAAAGATCATAAATATCAATTCTGGCATCTCTGATTAATTGTGAAAGTTCTGTGTATATTTTTTCTTTATACTCTTTATTGAATTGTCTTTCTACAATAGGAATACCAAAGCTCTGCAATTTTATAACTGATGATTGAGAGTTCCATTGATCAATAGAAACTTGTTTAAATCTAAATCTTTTATGCAAATCAATAACATAATCTTCAACTTCTTTTTCTTTAACAGGTTGATTTTTTGTCATCGGATTCCAAAAATGAACATGATCAATTACAACTCTCTTAAGTGGAGTATGATCAGGTCCTAAAGTTCCATACATTATTTCAGTATGTGCAATGACAAGAGCGTAGTAGTCCGAAGTTCTTGCTGGGTCTAAATGGCAAAAATACTCAAAATGCCCTTCTGCTCTTTCTTTTCTAGGAACCATAGACATACTTTTAAACATATTTTCAATGTCTTCATTTACAAACATTGGATCAGATGAAGAAGCTCCAAATTCTGCTCCATATTGCATTTGAAATTCTTGTGGATCTTTTTTCTTTTGACCATCTAACCATTCTTTGTCAATGTTTGGGTTAGTGAGCCAAGTTGGAAGTCTCATTACAAGTGTAGTAGGATCTTCTTGTCTATTTTCATGCAAGTCATAAAGCAACCCAAGAGGACCTTTAGGGTTAGAAAGAAGCATCATTTTTCCATCTTTACCAAATGTAGCAAGAGATGGCTTCAAATCATCGTATAGAGCATAGTCAACGCCAGATTCAGGATTATCTCCAGCCATAGCAGCAACTTCGTCCATAATGATTGTCCAACAAGTTAAACCAACAAGACCTGAAGCATTACTACTACCACATCGTAGTACCAAACTACCCGCAAAAAGATTGATATTTTGTTCTTTTCTTCTTACATTCTCTTCTCGGTCGTGTTCAGTGTAGAATCGCATTTCAAGCTCAGTATCTTTGCCAATATAAGGTGCAAAAAATGGAGAAGCTAAAACTGTTTGCTTGATTTTTGAGAAGATCGCTTTTTTAGCCTGTTCTTCATTACGAGCAACGTTCAGAATAACAACTTCGTCAAATTCCATCAAGCCATATCTTGCTTGAGGATGACCCATTGAAATCAATCTATACAATTCATAAAGAGCCATAGCAGACACAAGGAATGATTTTCCTGAACGTCTACCAAGTACTAAAACTAATTCTTCAAATTTATATCTTTTGGTGCATTTATCTAAAACTTGCATTCTCAATTTTGGATCAAATTCTTCAGAATAAAGTAAATCAAATTCACTTTGAAATGCATCAATAACTGGTCTTTCTTCTAATATTTTTACTTGTCTTTCAGCATCTGGATTTGTAGCTTCATCTTTAGCAAATTTATATCTTTCTTCTCTGACGTTATTGTTTAGACGTTTGCACTGCAAACAAGGAGAATTAACAACATTAAAAAATGTTTTGAATTGTCTGTTTTCTGAACGAGCTTTTAAAAATTCATTCTCATTCTTTTGAACATAATCCCAAACGCATCCCTTGCAATCTTCTTGATTATCAGATTCATTAATAACAAGATTAGTGTTTCCTTCTTGTCCCATATAAAAACACTTAAGAATTAGTTTTTGCCAGGGATAAGGTTTTAAGTTACAAAAATATGGATGCTCAATAAATGTAATAATGTCAACAATTTGATCAGGATTAAATCTGTCTTTAGCTGGCTTTAGTGGGGGCGCTACTTCTGATCGTGTAGAAGGAGCAATTTCATCAACAAAATCATCAGCATATTCAGTGTCTTTAAATAATGCAGTAACAGAATTAGCTTGTTGAAGCATTTGGCTCCTTAATTCTGTTGGAGATTTTTGTACTTGTGTTGGTTTTCTCATTAATTATCTTGTTGGATTTGTTGTTTCAAGAATTGTATTTCTTCACGAATCTTTCTTTTATCGTTTTCTGATTCCATTTGTTCGTGTAACTTAGCCAAGATTTCAAATATATTAATATTGTAAATACCTTGATTATCTCTTACTTCTTTTAGATATAAGATTTTAGAAATTAACTTTTCGACCATTGCTGCTCTCTTAAGTTTCATCTCATTGTTTTTAGAACAATCAATGCCTCTTACATCATCTAATTCAACTAATAGTGCAGTTAGAGCTAGTTGATGTTCACGATATATCCAAGGAGCAATAAGTTCTTCTCTTTGTTCGTAGTTCTTAAGCCCTGACGTGGATATCTTTTTTAAGTCACAATGTTGTTCCATATGAGTATTGATTTGCATCCAGTTAAGTTGTGCATCAAAATACTCAGAAAAAAATCTAATGACTGCTTGATTTTTTCTTCCAGACTCAAGATATACGTGTTCTAATAAATCACGGAATGGAGATGTACATAAAGCACATCTTGGCTCAATAAACTGAGGATATGAAATATCACTCATACTGTCAGGAGGAAGAGGCTTAAGTGGCTTGTCAGTTTCCTTTAAATCCCTGAACATTCTAGAGGGTTTTTTAGGATCTTTATCACTTATAATTAGTGAATCAACAATCTCTTTATTTTGTTCCATTTTAAGTCTTATACAAGCTAAACAAGCCGCTTAATAAAGCGGCTTGTTTAGCTAAAAATATGATTTATTAGTCTTTGAGGGCTCTTTTCAATCTTTGATAAGGTGAAACAGTATCGGCTACTTTGATTAAAAATTCATCAACTAAACCGAAATCAGAATAGTTGCCTTCAATAAATTTGTTGCTTGTAGAAGTTGCATTTGATAAATCAACTTCAGCAGATCCTTTCACTGTGGAAATAACATATTTATTTTTGGAAGCAGTTTTAATTTCAGCTTCTTGAGATTGAGCAACTAAAACATTATTAAGTAAAGTCTCTTCAATGTAAGGCTTTAATGCTGTGTGTAAATGATTAGGATTTTTGGTATCCTTAGCTACTTCAGCAACTCTTTGCCAGAATGAAAATCCTTTTTCATCAGTCTTGATGATAGATTGTGATCCTGAGCATAATTTTTTAGCAAATTCTCTTGCAGAATATTTGGCCAATGATCTTTCAATAACAGGCAAACAGTCTGAATATTTTGTTGGAACTACAGCAACTTCAATTGCTGAATTTTCAATGTCTTCTTGAGTTGAATCGAAAAGTTTAGAAGCAACTCTGGTAACTAAATCTAAATCATAGTTATCTGCTGCTAATAACTCAACAACTTCTGACTTATTGAAACCTTGATTTTTTAGTTTTTGTGCTTGTGAACTGGCAATGACGTAAACACCATTTTGATGTGATTTTAGCTCATTACGCCAGTTGTATATAATATCATCGGAAAAGTTGTCAATGGCCACTGTTACTATCTCCCGTTAATCAAAAATATCCCTTAGACGTACTTATAGCGTTAAGGGATTACTGGAACATAATTACATAATACAAAAAAAAGAGAAATATATTCCTAGTCAAATAAGAAATCTTCACCAAGAATGGATTTTAGTTGTTGAAGAGCTTTTGAAAGTCTTTTGGAAAATGCCCCTTGTGTTATTCCCAACATAAGAGAAGCTTCTTTTTGGTCAAGTTGTTGAAAAAAATACATTTGAATTGCCACAACTTGTTCTTGTGATAATTGTTTGATTGCAGACTCTAAACTCAACACTGTGTCAATAGTATTAAATGGATCGTAACTTGCTTCTATATGAATAGATTCACTTGACTCTCCATGTTCTTCAATAAACTTGCTGGTTATATGTCTAAGTAAATTTATGTCTATTCTTGTAGACAAGAAATAAGAGAAGTAAGTTAAGTCAGGATCATATTGATTTATTAATTTCTCTAGAACAAAAATACATTCAGATAATAAATCTTCGCGATAAGCACTTAACCTTGAGTCTTTATTGATACATCTTTTGATTGAGGAAAGAAATAATGGTTTATAAAAATCATAAAGTAAAAATAAACTTTCTTTATCTTTATTGTTTTGATATTTACTAACTAAATCATTAATGTATGTGTACTTGTCATCAAACATATAAAAATTATACACATTGAAATTTACTAACCAAATAAGGCAAAACTATATTTTTATTTCCCTGGTCTCTTAAGTCTACAATACAGTCAACTACTAAACTAATATATGAGGATATTTGAGAGCTCGTAAGATTTCTTCTTTTATTTAGTTCAATGTTTATTCGTATTGGATTCTGAGTCTTTTTAGTAAATAAGGGATAAATAAAATCTTCACTCAAATATTTACCAAGAATATCATTACATTCAACAATGCTTAATACTTTATTTGAGTCATAAATATTGCTTTCTTTGCATCTGGTTACAACTAATAAAAAATGCAACTGAGACAGAAGTATCAGCAACATACCTTGATCAGTAAAAGCTTCAACAATATCAGATAACATTTCGTAAGACCTACTTATGTCACCTGAAAGCAAAGACTCAATAAAATCAAAAATGTCTGATTCCGAATTGAAAAGGGAATCTTCAAATGAACTTATGGTTATATTTTTTGATACTGTAGATATCTTAAATATTTCAGCATCAATAATATCTAAGTCATACACCATTATCTCTTTTTTGGAATTTGCTGACTTAGATTTGACTTTATAGATTGGTGAGTTGTTGCAAAGCCAATCTATACAAGTTGGCTCTATAACACAACCATATTTTTTACATATGTTTTGAAGTTGTCTCTTAAAAGAATTAGTGTCTCCAAATATTGGAAAACTACAATCAAATATGCTTCCTATCTTCTTGATTTTTTGTATAAGTGAGTTTCTTCCATCGTAACTATCATCATCAAAATGCAGAAAATGTTTACCTTTGTTATTGTCAATATCACTTGAAATA